TGAAGATCACATTATCCGTATTTTCGGTAAGACAATTAAAGGTGAATCCGTCTGTGTAACGACGAAATTTGTACCGTATTTCTTCGTGAAAGTGCCTGGTACCATGACACCGAACTCTGTCATTCAGTACGTTAAACGAACGTGTCCGGATATCGTTAACATGGATGTGGTGGAAGCGAAAGATATGGAGGGGTTCCAGAATGGGGAAAAGAGTTTCTTTCTACAAATTCATTGTAACAATCTTACCTCAAGGCGTCATATTAGTAATCGTTTACGTAAACACGTGACTGGAATGTCCCATAAATTAAAGTTATTCGAGGCGAATGTCGATCCTGTACTACGCCTAATGCATCGCACCGGTATCCAGTCTACTGGGTGGGTGGATACGACTGATACATGTGATCGCGCGTACCATACAAAAGTTCAGATTGATTTACAATGTAACGATTGGACACGATTGAAACCATTGGAAACAACGGATATTGCACCGTTTGTGATCGCCTCACTTGATATCGAGTGTTATAGTTCTACCGGGAAGTTTCCTAGTCCGTCTGTATATGGTGATGCATGTTTTCAAATAGCTATTTCACTTGTACGCTTCGGAGAGGATGAACCGTATGACAAGACATGTTTATGTTATAAGGAGACTGATAAGAATATTGAAGGGAGTACTATCGTGAGTTATAGAAGCGAGCGTGATCTCCTGATGGGGTTTAGTGAATATCTCAACAATCATGACATAGATATTATAACGGGGTGGAATATTTTCGGGTTTGATTTAGAATATATCATGGAGCGTGGTATGATAAATAATTGCCCACTCTCATTTTATCGAATGAGTAAACTCAGGGATTACACGTGTACACTCACACGTAAAAAGTTATCCTCGAGTGCACTAGGGGATAATGAACTAAAACTTGTACCGATGCCTGGTCGATTTATTTTCGATCTTTTCCACGAGGTTAAACGTGAATATAAATTAGATTCGTATAAACTTAACAGCGTTTCCCAGATTTACCTGGGAGATCAAAAGATTGACATGGCTCCGAAAGAAATGTTTGCGCGATTTGTTCGAGAAGATCCGGTCGAGTTACGTGAGGTTGCAGAATATTGTATCAAGGATACACTACTTCCTCATAAACTGATAGCTAAACTGTCGACACTGATGAACCTATTGGAAATGGCAAAGGCAACGTGGGTTCCCTTGAGCTACTTAGTTGAACGGGGACAGCAAATCAAAGTGTTTAGTCAATTGACTAAAAAGGCACGTGAAATGGGGTTCAAGGTACCGGCGTATGAATACGGTCATGTCGACAATACCGGGTATATCGGAGCAACTGTCCTCGAAGCGCAGTCGGGTGCGTATTACACACCAATTACAGCCCTTGATTTTGAGGGTCTGTATCCATCTATCATGATGGCTCATAATCTTTGTTACTCGAGTCTTGTGAAAGATAAGAAATATGATAATATACCTGGTATCGAATATGAACGATTTGGCGAGCATACATTTGCTCAGAATGTGCCTAGTATTTTACCCAGTATTCTATCAGAATTGAAACAGTTTCGTAAACAGGCTAAGAAAGATATGGCACAATCAACCGGTGCGACAAAACAGATGTACAATGGTAAACAGCTTGCGTATAAAATTTCCATGAATTCCGTATACGGGTTCACCGGTGCCTCAAAGGGTATTCTACCGTGTGTCGCTATCGCATCTACGACTACCATGAAAGGTCGTGACATGATAGACGAGACCAAGACGTACGTTGAAAAGCATTATCCCGGGTCTAAGGTTAGATATGGTGACACTGACAGTGTTATGATTGAATTTGATGTTGGATCGCGTACCGGCAAAGATGCTATTGAGTACAGTTGGGAACTGGGTGAAAAGGCTGCCGGTGAGTGTACGAAATTATTTAAAGCTCCGAACAATCTCGAGCTCGAAAAGGTGTATTGTCCTTATTTTCTCTATTCAAAGAAACGGTACGCCGCTAAACTTTGGACAAAGGGTAAAGATGGAAACATGAACATGGATTATATAGATGTTAAGGGTTTGCAACTCGTGAGACGTGATAATACACCATACATGAGAGAAGTGTGTAAAGAACTCCTCGATGTGGTGTTAGATAGTAGTGATACGACAGCTCCTCAAGCACTCGCTCGAAAGCGTGCAGTTGAATTACTCGAGGGTGATGTTCCGAATGAAAAATTAATTTTAAGTCAGGGTCTTTCAGATTCCTATAAGGTAAAAGGTGAGAGTGTATCCGTGTTAAGTGAATATATCGTCGATATAAATCAGGCACATGTGCAAGTAGTCCGAAAAATGCGCGAAAGACAACCAGGCTCGGAGCCACAGTCGGGTGATAGGGTACCGTATATATTAATCAAGACGGACGATTCGAAAGCACGCGCGTTCGAAAAATCGGAAGACCCGGTATATGCAAAAGAGCATAACCTCGCCATCGATTACCCCTATTATTTTTTGAATAAATTTTTAAACCCGGTATGCGATTTACTTGAACCATTATTTGAGAATGTAAAGGATGATATTTTTGGTGAATTGCTATTAAGAGCTAAGCCACCGAAAAAAAAGGGAAAGAAACTTGATAAGCCTGATAGCAATCAAATGTTGTTGAGTGATATATTTAAAAAAAAGACCCCATGATAATATATGTTGGGGAGTGTCGCAGAGCAGATTGAAAGCCTGATCCAGAAAGAAGCTCGGCGTCAGATTAGTGAACGTGAGAAAGAAATTAAAGATCAGACGAAAGAACATACACGTGAACAAAAAGAACAGTTCACCGAAAAATTAAAGGAAGCTGTTCATGATCACAAGGAACAACATACCCGTTTCACCCGAGAGACAATGGATAAGTATAGAGAACAAATAAATAATATAAAACGTGATCATAAATCCACTATCACGAAATTGGAACAGGAAAATCACGACTATGTATGTAAAGTTGTGGAGAGGGTATCATCAATGTATTCAATTCCTATTAAAAATGTGCGACGCGATCTTGCGCCTGAAAATGACAAACACTGTCTAGGTGTTCGGAAAAATGGTAAACTGTGTACGAATAAGGCAATACGTGATGGATATTGTTGTGTCCATGTAGATGATCCACGACCGGGTACACCCATACTCATGCCACGAGGACCTTTACGACATACACACCCGTTTCCATCTGGACTTGTCAGTGGGTGCCCGGCATGTGAAAAAAAAATAGTTGCAAATGAATTTAGAGATTTGCCTTCTATTATTTAATATGAATAAGTCTGATATTCTATTAACATCTATTAACAATTTTTATACCATCCCAGAAAATAGAGCTACGCTAATCGAACTTTTAAACAAAAGTGGGGGTATATCCTTACGCAATTTAGAATGGTTTATTACCAATTACTCGAAAAAACATAACCTCTCATATGAAACGAATGATGGGAGAATTTTCAGTGTACATTGTGCTTATAAATCAAGTCTAGATGGATATAGTAAAAAGTTGTTTGACCCATTTTGTCGCGCGGATAAAATTGTGTACAAGGTACCGGAGACACCAGATGAAATTCATACGACTGTAGCACAGCTGAATTTCATCCGATGGTGTATTAGGAATAAGATTGTCGATTATATTCGGGTACATCATGACACACTTTTCAATAAGCAAGTGACATGAACCCATTGCTAAACTCAAATGTTTGATACCCAACATAATATAAGTGTAAGGTGTAAACATCTGTTATTGCAGCAGGTTTCAACTGTATGTCCAATAAGGTGCGATCTGAATTCATTTTACTAAAATCCAAACTTCCCGATGGCTCCACATTAATCGGATTCATCGAGAATGCATACGTGTAAATATTTCTATTAGGTCGCGAGAGCCTACAACTATGTGGTACCACGTACTTGAAATAGTTATGATCGGCCACCGGAATATTAGGTAAATCCTGGCCATTTATATATATTTTAGCTGAGTCCATGACTGCCGACAAAAATGAGTTTGCAATTGAATAGGAACTAGATGTCGAGAAATTAAACCTATTCGACATTCCCCGTGTTGTTATATTCGCGTCAGGTGTTGCCGGGCTCCCGTGTGCAGTTTCATCTTCGTATATTTCTTTTCGTAGAAACCAAAATAATGACTTGACGGGTATGTTCGGAACGAGTTGTAGTTTGATTGAATTTTCACCTATGATAGTTTGTTCCGTAGGGTGTTTCTTAGCTATATCAGTGATAAATAATTGCTTTTTTGTCATTAAATAAACACGTTCCTGTGGGCTTACTGTGATTTCTTCGGTGATGAGATTGAACGTGTCAAGTGTCAAGTCTCCAGCGTTATTTGTAAAAAATGACATCGGTCTAAATTTGATTTCAAATTCTATCTTCTGCTTGTGAATTGCGCACGTAGGGAAATATGGTCTATTCGGAGAATTTGAATCGTATTCGTCACCTTCGTATTTACGAGAAAAGAATAAAGGGATGGGTATCATCAGCTCCGACTTATACCTACTGAGCGCTTCGTCATTGAGATGAGATGTATTATCCGTCTGATTTCTATTTAATGTATACCGTTTCGTACGTTTCTCGGATGCGTCTAAGTATAATTCGTCGTATATGATACCCCAATCGTCGTGGTATTTGTCTACTTCTGTCTCATCTACACGCATGGCGACACTTTCAATAACATGACGACCAATCTGATCGGCTACATTGGAATTGGCGTCGACAGCTGGAAATGTCATATGTATATACATGTTCGATAACAAATCGCCCATATTTTGGGGGTTTAGTGTAACCCTTACAGTTTCCCCAAAGGGCCATGTAGTAGAGGATGTTGCTGGTTTAGAGATGGTAACGTTCTTATGAAATTTTGTGAAATTTGAATGCCGATTTGTATCATATTTAAAGAAGGAGTGTTCAGGATCATTTCTCAAAAGGTATGTATCCTGTTGACCTATGGCATTTAGGGATAATACTGCAGCTTGATCTGGACCTTGTAATCCCATACTTATCTATTGTCTATATATTTTTAATATCATTTTCCCACATTGACAGAGGTGACGTCGCTGTCGTTATTTGAAGTTCGTATCTCAACTTTTTCATCTCTTCGAGTAATGCCGAGACGCGTTCTTCTGTATAGTCTACCGTTTTCGTGTTCAGTAGATAATCATACGTTCCATCAACCACCGGGAATGAATGCGACAGTTCTACTTCGAGATCTCGTTTTTTGCGTTTGAATACCGTCAGTGTCCCATTGATAACCATCGTGACAAATTTAGCGCGATGGCTGTGCATGTCAACTTTTGCCTGAAAAACCTTAATCAGGTGTGCCTTACGTTTGATGTAATACTCATGCCGAAGTTTGATAAAATCCATTAGGATTAATTCTGCGCTGTCATATTTATGAATTCCCTTCGTGGGGTGGAACAGATGCATGTTTGAGGTGCGAACCGTTTTGTGTAGTTTCAGGTCCTTGATAAGATCTTTACCCACGTACCCCTGAATAACAAAATCGACATCTTCTGTTGTACTATTATTCGTATACGAACCAATAATCTTCTTTTCGGTAAGCGTATCGAGGTGTTCCTTGTAATCCTGTGTCCAACGCCCCGGTGGTAATTCACTCACCTTAATGGTCTGACCGATCACGTTCCATACACCCTCTGTAATCCATGTATCATTTTCGTAAAATACGCGACCCTTAAACCCCCTGAACCATGGTTTCATTCTCTGAATTCCCTTTCCGGAAATGAAATTGAGTATATTAGTCGAAATGTCCTTTGGGTTAAACGGTGGCACGTAACAACTAAACCCTGTTCCGATACCTTCTGTGCCATTCACGAGAACCATGGGTAACGCTGGCATGTAGAATTCCGGTTCAATAGACCGACCATCATCATCGAGGTAATTAAGAATCGGATCATCCTTGGGGTCGAAAATCTTACGAGCCTCACTCGTCAAGCGTGTGAAGATATACCTCGTCTGAGACGCATCTTTACCACCCATGAGCCGGGTTCCAAATTGACCGCATGGTTCGAGAAGGTTGATATTGTTCGAACCAGTGTAATCATTCGCCAGTTTCACAATAGTTTCTGCGAGTGACACTTCACCGTGGTGGTACGAACTCTTTTCTGCTACATACGCAGCCAGTTGTGCAACCTTCATCTCATCGCGTAAATTCTTCTGGAAGCATGAATACATCACTTTACGTTGAGAAGGTTTGAGACCATCAGCCACGTGTGCGATAGACCGTTTCAAATCTGCGAGACTGAAGTTTACGAGATCCTTGTGTACAAAATCAGTGATAGCCAGGCGTTTGACATACCCGTACGGTACTTCGAGTTCACCTGCAGCCTTTGCGGTGCTTTCGAGAAGCCAGACCTTCCTGTCATCTGCCTTCTTCTTATCAAACGCGAGCACGATTGATTTATCTGTCATGACATCCACGTCAAACTTCACCGTGAGATCCTGTATCTTTTTGAAATACTCGCGAGCCTCTGCCGATGTCGAAGTTCCCAAACCCTTATAATACTTGATACGCCAGCCAGCTTTCCCATCGCCGTACCACGTTCGAAATGCCGAATCTGTGTAGAACGATTTGGACTCCGAACCCCTACTCGCTTTGATGATAGGTGTTACCATACTCACAACAAAGTTCAACTTCAATAAACTCGGCCAAAAGTAATGGATCATGTTGAGAATGAGACCCTTGATATGACTTCCATCATTATCGGCGTCGGTCATGATCATGAGACGCCCATATCGCAGTTCGGATACATCCGTATACTCCTTCCCTTGTTGAAGCCCCAAGATCTTCTTGAGATCGTTGAACTCCTGGTTCGACGTGAGTTGTGAGACTGAGACATCTCGCACGTTCTTGCACTTACCCCGGAGCGGGAAAACGCCGTAATGGTCGCGACCGACCACCGAGAGACCGGCAACCGCGAGGGTCTTTGCCGAGTCACCCTCTGTTACGATGAGGGTACACTTACTCGACTGTGCAGTACCGGCCTTGTTCGCGTCATCCAGTTTAGGAATACCCGTAATCTTAGACTTGCGTGCACCGTCAGTCTTCTTGAGTTCCTTCATTTCCTTGAATTTGGAAAGTGCTGTGAGTTCATCCCCAATACCAGTCTTGATTGCATTCTTTACAAATGTCTTGGGTAGTTCAAATTTACTCCCAAAGTGTTGTGATTTGGTTGTACACTCTGATTTAACCTGACTGGAGAAGTTGGGGTTCTCTAGTGTTGCCCGGACAAAGATTGTAAAAGCATTCTTAACTTGTTGCGGTTTGAGTTTAATTTTTTTTGCCATGTCTTCGATAATACCATTCGCGATAATCGTCGTAACGTGGTCAACATGTGTACCACCACGTGTCGTACAGAGACCGTTTACAAATGATACTTGTTCCATCCCATTTTCAGATGGGCCAATACACACTGACCAGCGATCACTTGTCATTGAGTGTATGTTCTCAACACCGTCGTGCATTTTCGCATACGCTTCGAAGTTTTGTTTTGGTAACGTCTCACTGTTATACTTAACCTTGCAATTCGGGGATGTGCAGATATTTGCGTCCCATACCCTTTTTTCGATAATTTTATTGATGCCCATATCCATTTGTTTCATGCCAAACCGTTTCCAATCGGGAATAAACGATACTGATACAGATGAGGTTGCGCCACTGAATTTTTTAATTTTTGGAGGGTAACAGGTTGTCATGTTGTCGAACCATTCTTGGGTATACTCTTGTTTCGTCTCGGAATCTTTGATGATGACAGAGAACCACGTAGAATAAATATTTGCAAGTTTAGCACCGTACCCGTTACGACCACCGACTACACGTTTTTGTGTGTCATCATAGTTGGTACTGGTGAGAAGATGTCCGAACACGAGCTCCGGATTCCATACACCTTCTTTGGCATTCTCGCGGATACTGATCCCTCCGAGTGGTCCGTTATTGTCAACGGTTATCATACCTTGTGCCATATCTGTCTTGATTGAGATTAATGAAACATTTTTAGGGTGCATAGAGTTTCGGTCGATGGCGTTGACAAGAATTTCGTCAAAGATTTTCAAGAGCGCCGGGGAATATTGGACGGCAGCCTTCGTAAACGTATCACCATTTAGGATCCAATACGGTTCGCGGATGAGGTCGACGGGGCC